GTGTTATTTGCTTTATAGTATTATAATCTACCTGACCAATTACAACTGTTCCTGCCGAATCTACTACTGTTACGGATGCGTTTTTAGCTAAATTGTGATTTACCACCCAGGTAGCTGAAGATTCTGATTGTGTATGAGTATATGCTTTGTCAGATAAAAGATTAAGACCTGACATTATTGAGCTAAATGGAGTAAATTTTATATGACCTTCAGCATTAGTATGTAAAACCTCGTTTACAACCTCTGTATCTGTTATAGTTATAGTAACTGTACTATCTACATCTTTAGCAGGACTAGCTGTAGTTAATCCAGTTAGAGTAACATTACCACTTTCACCATTTCTTGAAGCTGTAAAGTCAGAATGTGCGTTTAAAACAACTTGTAATGCTGTTCCTACTTGTAATGCAGTAGAATTTGCTCCACTAGCAGTTAAGTCTGCACAAATTACCCCACCATAGCCAGCAGGAGTTAGCATAGCTTGACTACTTGTTACTTTAAAATATACAGCATATTTTACTAAATCATGGCTATTATATAGACAAAAATATTTGTGATGTAAATGGCCTTGCTGATCAGCAGGAGCTACTAACAATACAGAACTGGTATAGTTTGATTTTACCCAATCTACACCATTAAGATGATTTTTAGTAGATACACTTCTCTTCCTAGCTGGTTCAAATCCTTTCGCATTGTGTATCTGGGAATCCGTTAAATTATTGTGATTCTTCATTTATTAATAAGTTATTATGCCATGTCTTTTACTGACAGAGCTACCTCCATTACAAGAGCTACAAGTTCCACATCCATTCCACTCTGGATATAATACTTTATTCTCATCTAAATAAATGTGCATTTTCTTTTTAAAAGTTTCTGCTTTCTTGTAAGTTTCTTGTCTAAGGTAATTTAATTTTCTTTCACTAACTGGACTGGTAAAATCAGCCAGGTTGTCCACAACACCTTGAGATGTTGTGTTATATGTTATATCTGGTAATATTTCAAACTTAATGCAAAATGCTAAATAATCTTTTATATAGTCATTTACTAACACTACATAGCTACCAGTAGAAACTTTTTTATATAGCTTATCACCTAAAAATGGTTTAACATGATTAAGTTCAGCTATTTCTATGAAAGTCTTTTTTACTAAATGCTTATCAAAATTAGCATTTGTCATTGCTTTAATTACTACTTCACCTCTAGTTATTAGTGCCATCTTCTTCTTTTTTATCGTTAGACTCCTCTTTAACTGGCTTATTAGCAGCCTTCTCTTCCAGCAACTCTTTCATTTGCTTTTCATTCAATTCTGGCAAATGGAATATCTCTCTTCCCTCTTTTATTGATATAAATTCTGATGGAGCAATAGCACCTAACAAAGAAACTGGTGGTTTAGTATAAAATCTTAAATCACTTGCATTTATTGCTCTTTCAACTTTTAATATTTTTTTCAAACATTTCAAAAACATTTGTTGAGGTTCTTTAATTACTGTGCTCATAGCAATATCATAAGCAGTAAGTATTTGTTGGTTGTTGCCTAATTGACCAGCAACTTGAATCCCTGATAAAGCTGGATTCCATCTGTGTGCCGATATTATATTGTCATTTGTGATTTTTTGAAGCTCCATAAAAGAACCATCACTAGTATCATTAATTATTTGAACATTTGTAGCATCACCATCACCATTCTTAGCTATAAATAATATTTTAGAATTATCTCCAGCTCCAGTTAGTTTAGCTACAGCATCATCTATAAAGTCTTGTGCTTCATCCTCTCCCATGTCTGCATTTAACTCCACAATAGCACTTGGCATAAACCCATTTTTGAAACGAGTTAGGTTATAAACCCCTATTTGATTGGCAATGCGAATATGGTCTAAAGCTGCACAGTAATCAGGCATTCCATAATAATAATATGTACTCTCATAATCAGAAAAGTGAATAATAGATCTATAAACTTCACCATCTTTTTTATAATCTGGATAAGTTGGTACTTTCCTCATATCATCTGGGAATCTTCTTGCATGTTCCCAGTCTGGATGTAATAAAATGTGTTTACCACCTTTGTGTACTCTAGCTGTAGTTCCATCCTGGTGGAAAAAATTTATGTAACCCTGACCTACAACTACTTCCATATAAGCATTACCTAGTTTCCAGTAATCTGATATAACTTTTTTTGCAACATCATCCATAGATTCTCCGTAAACATTAACATCTTCTAATAATGCTTTTAATGCTTTGTTAGAAGTTATTAACCCTTCTCCTATACTGAATGTTGTTTTAGTGCTAAGTATTGCCCTATGCGTAGATGCTGCTCTTGACAGCTCTGAAAGTTCTTGTGGGAATAAATTATTTTTACCAAAAGGAATCCAGTCATCCCTCAATACCTCTGAAGTAAGACTTGGCTCTTTTGGAGCAGCTTTTGATACATCTTTTGAAAACGAATATCCTAATATTTTAGGACTTTTTTTCGTTTGAGTTAGAGGTATATTTTGTTGTTTTTTTCGGCTCATCTAATTTAACTTTTTTCTTTGGTTTTATATCTAATTTAGGTACTTTGACTTCCTTAACATCATCACCTTCTAAACTAACATAAGATTTGCCTAAAATATGTAATTTACTTAAAACTTTTTGACTGAAGTTAGAAGAAAAAGTTACACTAATTGAATTTTTACCTAAAGGAACTAACTCATTATCATTAGATAAAAAATATTTATTGTCAAATTTATATTTCATAATTTAATTATTTTTCAAATATACAAAAAATTACAAGAAAAGGGAGGAATCCCCCCCCCTTTTTCTCATAATAAAGTTAATTAGTCTGTAGTCCAAGCAAGATTTGCACCAGTAGTAATCTGACACATGTCTACCATGTTGGCAGTAGATGCCTGAGTATTAGTAGTTTGGTTAAGAGCAATTAATACTTCTCTTGGATATTCTGCGTGCATTCCAGCTAATTTAACAGCAGTACCATTTGCATCTTGTAGTCCAACACCAGTAGTTTGCTCACCTGAAGCGAACTCTAAATATGCTTTCTTTTCAAATACTTTGTCATATCCTAACATGAAGAAATAAGTTTCTGGATCAGCAGTATCACAGTCATCAGCATAAGACTCACATAATGCGTAAATTCCACAAGACTCAGTTAATTCTCTTAATCTTTGATTAATTTCTTCAGTTATTTTTGGAACATAAAATTCAAGCTCTATGTTTACCATTGTTGAACCATTTTCTCTAGTTGCATTTGCAGAAAAACCAGCAGTTCCTCTTTCAAATTCAAATTCAAACCAGTTTGCAACCTCGTTAGGAGTTGTACCTGGAACTGTAGGGAAAGCTGTGATTTCACCTCCTGCTGCTCCAGTTGGAGTTCCTGTAACTGCGTAAGTTACAGCACCAGTAAGTTTGTCCGTTTCCATAAGCCAGATTCTTTTAATCCCACCTCTTCTGTTTCTATCGCAACATGCTATTGCGTGTCCTTGTGTTAAAGCCATTTTTTTTTATTTTTTTTTGTTAATCGTTGGGGGGATTTTACTCCCCCCTAAGATAAATTAATTATTAATCTTGAGTCATAGTTACACACATTCCAGGCTCTTTAACAGCAACACCCATAGAATATAGCATTCTGAATCTGTTTTCTTTACAATCTCTGTTGTACCACATGTCTACATCTTGTGCTACAAAGTCAGTACCAACTGTAATGTTGTTAGTAGCAGTCCATATTGCACATTTAGTATCTCCTACAGCATTTGGAGCTAAACCATTTGTCATGTTAGCTAAAGCAGCACCATAAGTTGCAATATCAACATCCCAAGAGTTTACAACCTCTAATTTTACACCATTGAATCTTAATGCACCAACTCCATTTTGTAAATCAGCATAAGCAGCAGTATGTGCTCCGTTAGAAGCTCTTAATTCTTTTGCATATCCTTCAGCAAAAGCTCTTGAACAGTAGATAATTTGATTGTCAGCAGTAGCTAATTCTACAGAACGAGCAGCTAACATATCCTCTAAAGTTGTAATAATATTAGCATTGAATACTTTTACTTGTGCACTTGGTAAAGCAGCACCAACATGACCATCTAAAAATTTCCAGATACCATTACAAAGTAATTGAGTAGATTCAGTTGCACCATTAGTTGCATCACCCCACCATAAGATAGTAGAGAAATCTCTCATTATTCCTTGCATAACAATTTCAGAAACAATTTCCATAAATATAGTTCCAGATAGATCAGCTCTATTGATACCTTTTTTAAGTAATTGTGATTTTATGTGAGAAAGTAAAGCTACAGCTTTTTGTGCATGCTCTACTTCTAATCTACATAGTGTTAAAGTTATGTTAGAATTTGTTGATTGAGTTCCATCTGCTGCGAAGCATACTTGACTCATTGATTTAGTGATGTCTTTTACAGAAGTGTATCTATCTAATAAGATAGAAGCTCCAGAAACATCAGAAATAACATCCATCCCTACTAGGTGGTTGTTTTCAAAGAAAAGAGGTGCTAAGAAATATTTTCTTGCATCTTCTTGACTCCATGTTAAACTTGATGATAATACATTTGCCATTTTTTTATTTTTTTATTGTTAATTTTTAATTTTTAAAGTACACTTTGTTGTCAGAAGCTATGTTATTTGCATATACATCCCATTGACACTCAGTTTTAGCTTCTAATGATGGGCTAGGATCTTTACTAGGCACAACATCACTCGGAGTTCCCTCCATTTTCGCTTCTTTTACTTTATAGCCATTAAGCTCTTCAGTAAGTGTTGCTATGTAACCATCCTTTTCAACGATAGAACCATTTAGCTCAACGATTGCTTTAGCTGACTCTTCAATAGACTCTTCTATAGCATTCATTTTACTAGACACCTCATCATTGTCAAGAATTTTTACTTCTTTAGATTCTGCTGTTTTACTAAACATATCAGAAATAAAAGATTTTAAGTTTTCAAACTCTTTTTCCATTTGATTTTCTTTTTTTTGATTATTAAATAATTTTTCTACAATACTTGTATTCTTGTAGTCGTACTTCTTTATATCAA